TCTATCGTCGTGACCCCGCCCGGAGCCGAGACCCCGGCTTATGCCGAAGGCGGGGGCCGTCGCATCGCGGGCGCCAATCAGGCGCTTGTCACCGCGGGCAATCCCGAACAGCGTCACGGCCACCTTGTCGAGTTCGGCACGAAGCCGCATGTGAACGCCGGGCAGTTCGCGGGCACGCAGCACCCCGGCACCGCGGCGCAGCCCTTCCTTCTGCCCGCCGCGCGTCTGACCGAGGATCGCGCCCGGCGTCGGATCGCCCGCGCCATCGGGCAAGCCGTGCGCAAGGCCGCGCAAGGGGGTGGTCATGCTTGACCCGGCCCTTGCCTTTCAAACCGCCGTGCGGGCGGCGCTGATCGACGCGCCCGAGGTGCTGGCCCATGTGCAGCCCGCGAACATCCGCGCAGGCAGTATCCGCCCCGAGCGCCTGCCTTCGGTGGTGCTGGGCGATGCCCGCACCGAGTTCCTGGGCTGCGCGGCCGGTTCGCAACGCCTCGCGCGGGTGTTCCTGACGCTGCATATCTGGGCGCAGGAAGACGGTGCCGACACCGCCCGGAAGATCGGGGCGGCGATCTATGGCGCGCTGGAGTTCGGGCCGAAGGACACGGTGGAAATCAGCCTCGACGACTGGGCGCAACCGCGTATGGTCTGGCTGCGCGATCCGCAGCCCGAGCTGACGCTGACACATGGCGCGATGGCGCTTGAGGCCGTTGTCCGGTGGCGGGTGTGACGATGCAGGCCGGAAAGCTTCAAAACCGCATCGCCCTGCAACGGCTGACCGAGACAGTCGCAGCTTCGGGCGCTGTCACGACCACCTGGGCGACCTATGCGCAAGGCCGGGCCGAACTGCGTCAGGCGGGCGTGTCCGAGTTCCTGACCGCCGCGACCGAGGCCACGACGAAGAACGCGGTGTTCCTTCTGCGGTGGGTGCCGGGCGTGTCGGTGGCAGATCGCATCCTTCACGATGGCACGGCATGGAACATCGTCGCCATTGCCGAGATCGGGCGCAGGCGCGGCCTTGAGCTGCGGGCGGTGGCCGCATGAAGCCCGCAGCGATCTTCCTTTATGAACTCTCGGGCAATTCTGCCGAGCCTTTCGCGGCTGCGGGTTGGGATTGCTACTGCATCGACATTCAGCACAAGGGCAACCGCACCGAGGGCAATGTCCACTTCGTTCAGGCCGATGCGCGGCGCTGGAAACCGACCCGCGACATGGTGGAGCGCTGCCGGTTCTTCGCCGCCTTTCCGCCCTGCGATGATCTGGCGACCTCGGGCGCGCGCTGGTTCAAGGGCAAGGGGCTGCACGCGCTGGCCGATGCCATCGAACTCTTCGCCATCGCCGCGGAATGGGCCGAGTTCTTCGAAGTGCCCTATCTGATCGAGAACCCGCGCAGCACGATCAGCACTTATTGGCGCAAGCCCGATCACAGCTTCGACCCCTGCGACTATTCCCGGCTCGCGCCCTCGGAGCATTACACCAAGAAAACCTGCCTCTGGACCGGGGGCGGCTTCGTCATGCCCGCGAAGACCCCGCTGCAGGGCCCGGCGCAGGCCAATGTGATCCGCGACATGAAGGGCAAGGGCCGCGCGCGGGCGAATGCGCGCAGCGTGACCCCGACCGGCTTCATGCGCGCGGCCTTCGAGGCGAACTTCGGCGCGACGGCGCAGGCGGTGGCCGCATGAAGCGCTTAGTAGAACATCCAGCGCTCTTGGGCCGGTCCTTCAAGCGAATACATCATGCCGCTTTGCGCATCGAAGGTGCAAAGGAAGTTCCCGGTCTTCCGTCCGATTTGATCCTTCGGCACGATGACTTCGAAAACCATCTGGCCGTATTTCTTCCAAGAACGCCCAAGGTAGAATTCACCGTCGCGCTTCCCGTCCTTGGTGCCCTCTTCCCTCAGCCATTTGACGCATTCTTGCCCGTAGTTCTCGCGCTCGAAATCCGTGGTCTTCGTGGATTCCATTTCGGCGATCTTCTGTCGGGCCTCGACGAACTGCGTCCGAACCCGTTCGTATTCGTCGATCCCTTGGAACAGGGCGTATCCCGTCGCGGCATTGGTCAAAACGAGAAAGACGATAAGGCAATTTCGCATGGCTGTTCTGTCTCTTGCTTCAATGGCTGGGGGCAGTTTTCCACTTATCTTAAGGACTTGCAATGAGCGCCATTGCCCTTCGCGGGGTGAAGCCCGCCCTCAAGCCCGATGCCGAGGCGCTGACGAAGGCGCCGCCCGCGCCCGCCTATCTCTCGTTGCACGCGAAGGCGGAATGGAAGCGCATCTTCCCGCAACTGATCGCGCGTCGGATCGTCACCCGTGCCGATCTGGCGGGCGTCGAAGCCTATTGTTCGGCCGTGGGCATCTGTCGGCAGATCGAGGCCGATCGCACGGCGGCAGGCGGGGTGATCGACAAGACCGCCTTCGGCATCTGGAACCGCGCCGCCCAGACCGCCCGGCAACTCGCCTCGGAATATGGTCTCACGCCCACCTCGCGCGCCCGCATCGGCTCGGCCGCGGCCGAGGATGCCGAAGACGATGACCCGCTGTCGGTGTGACGCATGACGCCCCAAAGCACCTATCCGACCTGGGTCTTCGACGGCTCGCCGATCGACGACCCGCTGGGCGCGGGCGAACGGGCGGTGCAGTTCCTGCGACGGCTGCGCCATCCGGCCAGCACCGCGCCGAAGCGCGCCTTTCAGCTTGCGCCCTGGCAAGAGCGGATCGTTCGGCGCATCTATGGCCCGCGCGATGCACAGGGCGCCCGCATCGTGAAGATGGTCTTCCTGATGATCCCGCGCGGCAACCGCAAGACCTCGCTCGCCGCCGCGCTGGCGCTGTTGCACTTGCTCGGCCCGGAACGGGTGCCTGCCGGGCAGATCATCTTTGCCGCCTCGGATCGCGAACAGGCGGGCATCGGCTTTCGCGAAGCGGCCGAGATCATCCGGCAAGACCGGCGCCTTGAGGCCGTGACCCGGCTTTATGACGCCCATAACGCGCCGAAGGCGATCAAGAGCACCCGCGACGGCTCGGCGCTGAAGGCGGTTTCCTCGGATGGGCGCGCGCAGCACGGCACGACGCCCACCTTCGTTCTGGCTGACGAGATTCACGTCTGGCAGGGGCGCGAGCTTTGGGAAGCGCTGCAATCGGGCATGGCGAAGCGCGCAGGCGGGCTGACCGTCATTGCCACCACCGCAGGCCGCGGGAACGAAGGTCTGGCCGCCGAGCTTTACGCCTATGCGCGCGGCGTGGCGCTTGGTCAGATCGTGAACCCCGAGTTCCTGCCGATCCTCTTCGAGCCCGAGCCGGGCGCGGATTGGGAAGACGAAGCGCTCTGGCATCGGGTGAACCCCGGCCTTGCGCATGGCTTTCCCGACCTCGACGGGCTGCGCTCGCTGGCCCGCAAGGCGAAGGACAGTCCGGGCGAGCGCTACAGCTTCGAGCAATTCAACCTGAACCGATGGCTCGGGAACTCGCGCGACCCGCTTTTCGACTTCGACACATATGATGCGCGGGTGTTTGACGATGACGAGGAAGACCTTGAGCAACTGCCTTGCTGGCTTGGGGTGGACCTGTCGCGCTCGGGCGATCTGACGGCCGTTGTCGCGGCCTTCCGTCACCCGGACGGGCAAGTGACGCTGAAGCCCGCATTCTTCGTGCCCGGCGAAGAGCTGAAAGCCCGCGCCGATCGCGACGGGGTGCCCTATGAGCGCTGGCGCGATGAAGGGTTGATCCGGGTTTGCCCCGGCCCGATCATCGACGAAGGCATGGTGGAAGACGAGATCCGCGACCTTTGCGCCCGCTATGACGTGCAAGAGATCGCCTTCGACCCGCATCTGGCCACCCGGATGATGCAGCGCCTCTATGATGACGGCTTGCCGGTGGTCGAAGTCCGACAAGGCCCGCTGACGATGGGCGCCGCCGGGGCCGACCTAGAGCGCATCGTGAACGGCAAGCTGGTGCGCCATGACGGCCACCCGATCTTGCGCCAGCATTTCGCAAGCGTGGTGGCGGCGCGCACCGACTCCGGGCTGGTGAAGATGCACAAGGGCCAGAAGCGCGACCGCATCGACGGCGCGATTGCAAGCGCGATGGCCGTTTACCGCCTGAGCCTCGGGCAAAGCAATGCAAGCGCCTATAACGCCCCCGCCTCAAGCGGGCTTTTCGTGTTCTGAGTGAGTATGAGTGATGAATGACCTAACCCTTCCCGGCCTGATTGTTCCCGTCGAAGCCCGGATCGACAAACTGGAAAAGGCCCTGAAACGGGCGAGCCAGGCGCAGGCCCGCGCGGCGCGTAAGATGGAAGACCGCGCCCGGCAATCGGTGGACCGCATGGCAACGAGCTATGACGGGCTCGGGGCAAAGATGGCGGGCGCGCTTGGCAATCTGCCCTTGCCGGGTCTGGGCGTGGGCATTGCTGGGCTTGCGGGGGCCGGGCTTGGCGCCGGTCTGGGCATCGCCGCCGGACAGGTGCGTGCCACCGTGCGCAGTATCGCAGAAATCGGCAACGAGGCCCGCCGGGCCGGTGTGGCCGTCGAAGCGTTTCAGCGCTGGCAGTATGTCGCCGATCAGAACCGCGTCAGCCTCGACGCGCTGACCGATGGCTTCAAGGAACTGAACTTGCGCGCCGACGAGTTCGTGACCACCGGCGCGGGCGCAGGGGCCGAAGCCTTTCAGCGCCTCGGCTTCACCGCCACCGACCTTGCCACGCGCCTCAAAGACCCCTCGGCGCTGATGCTGGAAATCATCAAGCGGCTTCAGGGCATGGACAAGGCGGCGCAAATCCGCATCGCCGATGAAGTCTTCGGCGGCACCGGCGGCGAGCGCTTTGTCGAAATGCTCGGTCGGGGCGAAGCCGGTATCGCGGCGATGATGGGGCGGGCGTCGGTGCTGACCGCCGATCAGATCGCCAAGGCCGACGACCTCGACCGGCGCTATACCGCGCTGACGGCCAGCCTGCACCGGGGCTGGCAACAGGCGGCGCTTGGCGCGGCCGACTTCGCGGCGCAGGTGTTGAACATTCAGACCGGCACCGATCGGCTCGCCGCCTCGGACCTGTTCCGCAACCGGGCGCAGGCGCCGCAAATCCTCGGACCGGGCGTTGACAAGGCGCTCAAGGACAACGGGCAGGCGGTCGCCGACAATGCCAGGGCGATCGGCGATTTGTTGAGCCTTTACGAGCGCTTCGGAAGCGAAGCTGACAGGCTTGCACCGATCCTGACGCGCTTTGGCGGCGAGCTGAACCGGATGGGCGAGACCGGGGCCGGGCAAAGCTTGCAGGACGTGGCGCTGGCGATGCAGACCCTCACCGGCAAGCTTGACGCGGGCGAGATCAGCGCCGCCGACTTCGAGCGCCAGATGGGCGATCTGATCCAAAAGGCGCAAGGGGCCTTTGCCTCGCTCGGCGAGATCGACGACGCGCGCTTCACCAAGGTCATTGAACGCCTGGGCGGGCTCTGGAGCGCGCTTGAGGCGCTGCGCACGAAGGCAGCCGAAGCACGGGCGGCGCTGCCGGGCGGGTCTGCAACGCTGGACGACACCCGCGGCGCGGCGATCGCCGAGGCCCGTTCGGGCAGCTATGAGAACAGCAGCCCCTATGTGCTGACGACCTCGCCCCGGCCGAAACAGCCGCCGCCGCTTCTGGGCGAAACCGGCCCGGTGGTCGGATCTGGCCAAGGGGCCGGTGCTGGTGGTGGTCGCAATGCCAGTGACTTCGCGCAGGCCGTCGTTGATCTGGAGCGCGAGAAAGCCGCCCTTGACGCTGAAGCCGCTGCGCTTGTCACCGCGGCCGCTGCGGGCCGGGGCTATGCCGAGGCGGTGGACTTCGCCCGCAAGCGCGCCGAGCTTCTGACGGCAGCGCAACGCGAGGGCAAGGCGATCACCCCCGAGCTGACGGCGCAGGTCGATCAGCTCGCGCGTTCCTATGTCGAAGCGGGCGCCCGCGCCGAGAAAGCCGCCGCGAAGCTGAAAAAGGTCGAAGAGGCGGGCAAG